TCGGCCCCCGGCGGGGTGAGGTCGGGCGCGGCGAGGTCGATGTCGGTGAGGCCCGCCTCCCCGAGGGCCGGGCGCAGCGCTTCCATGAGCAGCCGCCGGCGCGGGGCGAGGGTGAAGGTCTCGAACATGTGCATCTGCTCGCGCGCTTCGCTCAAGCCCCCCAGGGCGCCGGGGGTGGCGATGCCCAGCAGCCGGGGCGGCACGCCATGGGCGGCGGGCAGCACTTCGCGCGCCACCTTGTAGAGCTCGATGAACTTGCCGTCGTTGGGCTGGGCGACCGGTGTGATTTCCAGCGTCTGGCCTTCGGGGAGGCTCACAAAGAGCGTTTTGCGGGCGTTCGTCAGGCCTTTGAACTCGGCTTGAAAGAAATCCCGGATCGCCTCTTTCTGGGCATCCGACAGCGCGCCGCCAGTGTGCTTGACGACGTGATCGGGCACGGCGTTGTGGGCGAAGAAGCGGGTGTTGTAGCGGGTGATGGCGTCCAGCAGCTCGATCACGCCGGCGGCGGCGGCCCAGTCGGGCACGCCGTACCAGCCCGGCTGCGCGGTGGGCTGGCGGATCCAGAGGATGGCGTCCGGCGCGACGTCGGTGCGGGTCTCCTGCTGGCCGGTCCACAGCCGTTGCCGCCAGCCGCCCGACTCCAGCCGGTGCATGCTCCAGGCCGGCAGACGCCGCAGCCCCTGCAGTCGGCCGCGCTTGTCCACGACCCGCTCAAGGCAAGCGTTGCCGTAGGTTTCGAGGTCCAGCGCGATTTCGATGAGCGCCGTCTGCCCGCCGATGAGCGTCATGGCGGCTTGGGCGTCGCGCCCCATGAAGCCCGATCCCACCACGCCTTCGGCCTTGATGCGCAGCGCGCGCGCGTGCGTGGCGTCGGCCATCGACCAGGCGGCGATGCGCGCCGGCGCGATGGGCCAGGGGCGCTCGCCGGGCAGGGTCGAGGCCGTCTCCCAAAACTCGGGCTGCAGGGTGGATTTGATCAGGCGCACCTCCATGCCGGCATGATGCATGGCTGGCGCGGCGCGGCTTGCCGCCACGCTCCAGATATGGAGAGGCAGCGCCCAGCGCGGCCCGTGCGCCTGCCATCATGCCGGGCATGAAGCTCACCGACCTCACCGTGGAGTGGATCAGCCTGGTCAAGCGCCCGGCCAACGGGCGCGGGGTGATCCTGAAGGCCGCCGATTCGCGCGGCCAGCCGTTGCGCCTCGTCAAGGCCGACGGGCGGCTGCATCGGCTCTACGGCATCGTCTATGCCCCCGACGAGATGGACGCGCATGGCGACTGGGCCGATGCGCAGACGATCCGCAAGGCGGCCGACGATTTCATGCGCAGCGGCCGCGCGCCGCAGGTGGATCAGGAGCATGACTTTACGCCGGTGCCGGCGTTCGTGGCCGAAAGCTGGCTGATCCGCAAGGGCGATCCGCTGTTTCCGGATGAGCGCGAGGGGGCCTGGGCGGTGGGCATCCAGATCGAGGATGCGGCGCTATGGGATGCGATCGAGGCCGGCGCGGTGGAAGGCATTTCCCTGGCCGGCACGGCGCGGGTGGGCAAGGGTTTTTGGCAACGGTTCTTGCAGCGAAAGGAGCATGACATGACCCCGGACGACGTGCGCGCCCTGGTGCGCGAGGTGATCGATGAGACGGTGAAGGCGGCCGAGGCGGAGACCGAGCGGGAGAAGCTCGCGAAGAGCCTCACTGAAAAGGCCGAGGCGATCGAGGCGCTGAAGAAGGCGCTGGCCGAGAAGGAGACGGCGCTGGCGGAGCTCGCCAAGCGCATCGAGGCGCTGGAGAAGGCCGAGCCCAAGGGCCGCGCCGAGGGGGGCACCGGCCAGCCTGTGGAGAGTTTCGTATGAACGATGGCGTATTTCTGCCGCTCAAGCGCACCCACTCGCGCATCAACGGGCTGCGCGCGCTGTATGAGGCGCGCGCCAAGTCCGCCGACGGCAACGGTGGGCTCGCCTGGGCGGAGCTCAAGGCGACCGGCATGACCCGCTTCGATCTGGCCTTGCTCATCGAGGCGGGATGGATCGAGCCCTGGCCGATCGCGCTGTCGGACTGTTACCGCCTCAGCGTCCTGGGCGCGGCGTATCTGGAATCCACCGAAGAGGAGACCATCCATGCATGATCTGATCAAAATCGCCAAGGGCATCGTGCAGCCCGGCGACCTCAACCCCGGCGGCACGCTGCGCCCGGAGGCTTCCGAGCGCCTGATCTCGCTGGTATTCGCCGACGACTTCCTGAAGAACGTCACCACCCGGCGCATGAACAAGCTTTCCGCCGATGTGCAGGTGTGGGGCGTGGAAACCCGGAAACTGGTGCGCGTGCCCGAGGGGCAGACGCCCTCCGCCGCGCAGATCGTCGGCGGCACGCAATATGGCTGCACGCTCACCGCCCTGCCGGTGCAGCTCTTCCCCACCCTGTCGCTGTCGTTCCTGCGCGACAACGCCAACAACCCGCAGCTGGTGAGCGACGTGGAGGCGAGCTTCGCCACCCAGTTCGCCAACGAGTATCTGGACCTGGGCTTCAACGGCACGGCGGACGACAACTCGGCCGGCTGGGCGACGCTGAACAAGGGCTGGGTGCAGATCGCCTCCGAGGCGACCTCGCCGACGCCGAAGGTGAATATCGACCCGACCGGCTCTGGCAAGAACTGGCGCACGGAGCTCAAGGCCATGCTCGACCAGCTGCCCGAGCGCTTCCGCCCGCAGGCGGCCTTCATCATGAACACCGGGGATGCGGATTCCTACGCCTTCGAGCTGGCCGGCTTCGTGACCGGCGTGCCGCTGGCGGGCGATTCGCCGTTGCGCCGCTTCATGGGGATCCCGATCATTCCGTCGCCCTACATGCCGGCGGGCAAGGTGCTGCTCACGCCGCCGCAGAACCTGGTGTTCGGGCTGTCCACCGAGATGGTGGCCACGCGCCGCTTCAACGAAAGGGCAAGGGCGATCGAATGGACTTTCGATACCGCCTGCGACTACGAGATCGCCGTCAAGCAGGCGTGCGTGTACGGCTACTGATGATGCGCCATGACACCGGAGCGCGTGCGCGAGCTGATGGGCTGGCCGACGGAAGTGCCGGATGCGCTGCTGGAAGCGCATCTGGACTTGGCCGGCAGGACGCTCACCGCGCGCGTGCCGGCGGCGGCCAGAGCCGGCCCTGACTGGGGCGATGCGCTGGCCTGGGAGGCGGCGCGCACGGCGCTGCCGCTGCTGCACACCTTCGCCCTCTCGGGCGCGGCCAAGGTGGGACGGCTGGAGGGAACGGTCGAGTGGCGGTTTTTGACGCCCAGCGAGACCGAGGCGTTGCAGAGGCAGTGCGCAGCCCAGGTGCAGGCCTGCATCGCCCGGATTCTGGGCGCGCTTGCCGAGGCCGAAAAAGGCGGCTTCTGGGCGGCGATTTGAGGCGGGTGGCTAGGGATGTATATCCAGCCTGGCGATCGGCGAATTTAAACGGGTTTTAAACGGGTTTAAACGGGGTTTCGATGGGGACGGAGGACACCGCCGAGCGGCTGGCCAGGATCGAGGCGCTGATGGGCGGCATGCAGGCCGAGATGGCGGCGATGCGGGATGCCCTCATCCGGCTGGTCCGGATCGAGGAGCAGCACGCCGGCACACGCGAGGACATCGCCCGCCAGCAGGAGGCCATCCGCCGGATGCATGAGCGACTGGATCACTACGACGACCGGCTGGACAAGCACGACGAGCGACTGGATGGCATCGAGCAGTCGATGGCCTCGATCCGCGGGCCGCTGCTGTGGCTGGCCGGGATCGCCGCGAGCGTGGTGGCCGGGCTGGTGTCGCTCGTCCTCGGGAGGGTGCTGTGAGGACCGCGCTCGAAGCGGAAATCCGGGGCCGTGTGCAGCAGGCCGCGCCGCAGCTCGTGGGTGACCTGTGGGGGCGGGAGCGGGTGACGCTCATCATCACCCGGCTCGATGTGCCGCTGGCGTCCGGCATCCTCCATGGCGAGGCAGAGGCCTGGCTGTTTGCCGAGTCGCCCGACGCCTTCGACATCGCGGCCATCGTGCAAGCCTTCGAAACACCGATCCAGATCGCCAACACGCCTGGGCAGCTTGGCTGCCGGGCGAGGCTCATCCGGATTGCCGAGCGCATCGAGGAGATGACGGCAAGCTGCCGCCTGACCTTTGCACTGGAGCTGACGAAGTGATCGTGACCTTGCTCAAACCCCACACCGACGCCGGGCGCGAATACCAGCCCGGCGACACGCTCGACGTGGACGAGGCCACCGCGCAGTGGCTGATCGAGCACGGCGTAGCCGAGGCCGCGCCGCAACCCCAGCCCGAACCCAAGCAACCCACCCGTAAAGGAGACTGAATATGGCGTACTTTTCCGGTCAAGGCCGCGTCTATATTGGCACCCGCGACACCAACGGCAACCCGCAGGCCATGCGCTGGCTGGGCAACGTGCCCGAGCTCAAGGTGTCGCTCAACGTCGAGACGATCGAGCACAAGGAGAGCTACTCCGGCCAGCGGATCACCGACCTGTCGCTCATCAAGAGCAAAGACGGAGAGTTCATGTGCTCGGTGGAGGACTTTTCCATCGAGAACCTGGAACTGACCCTCTACGGCCAGACCAGCAACGTGATCGCGGGCAGCGTCACCAACGAGGCGCTGCCCACTGGCGCGGTGGCGGGCGGCGTCTATCTGCTGGCCAACCAGTTCGTCTCGTCCGTGGTCGTCAAGGACTCCGCTGGCTCGCCAGCCACCCTGACCGCAGGCACGCACTACAAGGTGTATGACGAGCAGGGGGCCATCGAACTGCTCAACATCACCGGCTTCACGCAGCCCTTCAGGGTGGACTACAGCTACGGCGCGGCCAAGCGACTGGCGATGTTCAAGTCCGGCCAGCCGGAGGTGTGGCTGCGTTTCGACGGCCTGAACACCGCCGATGGCAACAAACGGGTGATCGTCGATCTGTATCGCGTGGTGCTCAATCCGAGCAAGGACTTCTCGCTCATTGGGGATGAGGTCCAGCGGTTCGAGCTCTCGGGCCGGGTGCTGGCGGACACCACCAAGAGCGACACCGGCCCGCTGGGCCTCTTTGGCCGCGTGATCCAGGCGGCGTGATGTAGCCTATGACACAACTCGACCCGCGCGGCATTGACGTCACCCCCATCAAGGTGCGCGACCTGCCGCGCTTTCTGAAGGCCATCGAGCCCATCGCGGCGGAACTGGCCGACGGCGACATTGCCGGTGCGCTGATGCGCCATGCCGACGCGGTGATCGAGGCAACGGCCATCGGCTCGGGCGTGGATCGCGCCTGGCTGGAGGATCAGACGCCGGACGTGCTGGCGATGCTTGCCGCCCGCGTGCTGGAGGTGAACGCGGATTTTTTCGTCCGGCGGGTGCTGCCGGTGATCCAGGGCGCGGCGTATCGTCTCATGCAATCGGCGCAAACCGCCTCTGGTGGCACGAGTGGGTCGCCGCCCTCGTCGATGCAGGATTCGGCCACCGGGACGTGATGGAAATGGCCTGGACGGACGCGCGCGACTTCATGACGGCGGCGCAGACGATGCGCCGTCAGCGTTTGCTGGACATGGCGGTGGCCGCGCGCGTGGCGCAGGCGGACAAGCGCGACTGGGAGCGGTGGGTGAAGGAGATCGAGCAATGAAACGCGACTGGGAGCTGATCCGTGCGATTCTGGTCAAGGTGGAGGAGACGCCTGATCTGACGACACGCCTGTTTGCGGAGCGTTTTGCGCAATGGCCGGCGGACGCGGTCAATTATCACCTGTGGCTGCTCATCCAGTCCGGGCTTTTGACCGGCCAATGCAACGCCGACGCGCCGCGCGCCGGGCTCGTCTGCTATGGCATTGCGCTCACCTGGGCGGGTCACGAGTTTCTCGACGCCGTGCGATCGGACACTACCTGGAACCGGATCAAGATGCGCCTTGCGGAGAAGGCGGTGGATATTTCATTCGAGGCCATTCTCGCCGCGGCGAGGAGCGCCCTGGGCGGGTGAAGGGCTGACGCCATGAGGAACATCGAGGATTTCGAGCGCGGCTGCGCCCTGATCCTGGCGCGGCTCTATGGGACTTTTCCGGTTTCGGTCACGCTGCGGGTGGCCGATCTGGACGAGGGTGCCGATCTGCTGCCGGAAGAGCGCGAGGTGCGCCTGGCCGAACGCCGGCTCGTCTACAGCGCCACGGTGCAGTTCCTGGCCGACGAGGGATTTCTCGTCTATGGCAACAGCGCCGGACTGCCGGGCAACGGGGCGTTTTCCCAGGCGCGGCTGACGGCAAAGGGTCTTGCGCAACTGTCCCGGCTGCCCGCCGCGCTTCAGGCGCCAGGCAAGACCCTGGGCGAACGGCTGGCCGACTGGGCGCGCGCGGCGGCGGCAGATGCCTCGAAGGAGGCGCTGGCGGCCCTGGTGCGCCAGGCGCTGGGTGGGTGAGGGAGGTCAGAGGATGAAGATTTCGGTTTTCAAGGCCGCGCCGTCGTCCGGGGTTTCCCAGATCGCATATCCCCATGCAACAAAGGCGCCATACCCCGTCCAGCCGGTTAGCAGGCCGAACGCGCACACCATCGCGGCGGTGCGCCACCCAAGATCGCGGCGCAGGGCGACAAGAGCGGGCAGGATCGCGCTCATCAGCGCGTAAACGGCAATGATCGAAACGAGCGCTTGCATGTAAACCAGTATGGCCGACAACAAAATCGAGATCAAGATCGTCGCCGACAACCGCCAGGCCGTCGCCGCCCTGGGCGAGTCGGCGCGCGCCATGGGTGTGGTCGCGCAGAAAGTCGAAGTGGCGAAGGTCAAGATCGGCGACATGGCCAAGGCATTCGCGCTTGGGCAGGCGGCGTTCCAGGCAATCGGGCAGGCAGTGGAGGCGATCTTCGTCTCGCTGCCCAAGGCCGCCATGGAAGCGGAGCGGCTTGGTAATGCGTTCCGGGTGCTGACCGGCTCCGCCGCCGCAGCAGCGGCGGAACAAAAGTTCGTGCGCGATGAGGCGCAGCGGCTCGGCATCTCGCTGGCCGATGCACAGGAAGCCTATCTCAAGCTGGCCGCAGCCGCGCGCGGCACGGCGCTCGAAGGCGAGTATGCGCGCAAAGTGTTTTCTGCGGTCGCTGGTGCAGCGGCTACGCTCGGGCTGTCGTCCGCTGAGACGTCTGGGGCGCTGCTTGCCATCTCGCAGATGATGAGCAAGGGCACGGTGCAGGCCGAAGAACTGCGCGGGCAGCTTGGCGAGCGCATCCCAGGCGCATTTCAGATCGCCGCGCGCGCGATGGGCGTCACCACATCCGAGCTGTCGGAAATGCTCGACCGCGGCCAAGTGCTAGCCGATGACTTTTTGCCGAAGTTTGCGGAGCAGCTTGGGAAGGAAGTACCTGCCAGCGCAGAGACAATGAGCGCGGCCATCAACCGCATCACAAACGCAGCGACGCAGGCAATGCAGATGATCGGCGGCGCGCTTGCGGATGCCATCGACAAGGCGATGGGACTCAAGGACGCGAGCAAGGCTTTGTCGCAAGACGATGGCATCGTGGAGTTCGCGCGAAAATCGGCCAAGGCCATCGCCATGCTCATCGACGTGGTGCGCGAGTTAGTGCTGTTCGTCCCGAACGTGTTGCGGTCCATCGGAGGAACCATTGCCTCCATTGCGCGCGACATCAAATTTGCCTTCGACATCGCGGCCGCCGTGCTCACAAAAGGCGTCGGAGAAAAGGGCATGGCGTCGATGAAGCGCGCACTGGATGAGCGCAACGCATTCGTGGCGGCCTATAACCAGGACATGGCGGAGCGCTGGTTCCCGAAGCTGCTAACAGAGCGGGTGGACGAGTTTTTCGCCAGGCTGCGCAAGGAACAGGCCAAGGCAGCAGCAAAAACCGCACCTTTCCTCGAAGCCTCGTTGACGGCCGAGCAGCGCAAAACGCTCGATGCGATCCGCTCGAACGAGGAAAAGCTCGCAGCCGAGTACAAGGCCCACGCGGCCAACCTATACGCAGCATTAACCAGTGGCGCGCTCAGCATCGAGGAGTACAACAAGGCGCGCGCGAAACTCGAGGCCTGGTACAAGGAGCAGCTTGGCAAGTCGCGCAGTGGAAAGGCTGGAACGTCCGGTGCTGTCGCCGCCATGCTTGCGCAACTTAAATCCGAGGCCGAGGCCGAGTTTGCATTGCTCAAGGACAGCCTTGACCGACAAAAACGCCAGCTCGATGCGGCACTCGAAGACCGCCTGGTGTCGATCCGCGACTACTACGCGCGCAAAACCGCCATCGAGCAGCAGGCGATCGACGCCGAGATCGCCCGTCGCCAGCGGGAACTGGCGGCACAGCGCGCACTCGCTGCCAACCCGAGGGTCAGCGAAGACGCGCGCTTGCGCGCGCAGGGCGAGGTCAAGAGGCTAGAAGCCGAGCTGATCGTGCTCAACAACCGGCGCGCTGACGTGGCAGTGGACAATGCCCGCAAGGCGGCTGCTGCAGAGCGCGATCTTGCTGCCGAGCTTGCCCGCGTGCGCGAGCGGCTGGTGGAAATTGCTGGTGGCGCCGGGGGAGATGTCACGCGCGCACGACTGGAGCGCGAATATCAACCGCTCATCGAACGGTTACAGCGCATGGGAGACACGGCTGGCGCGGCGGATGTTCGCCGCCTGATCGATGCCGAATCCGCCATTGCTGAGCTTGCCAAGCTAGAGCGCCAATATCAGGCCGTCACCGAGCGCATGGCGATCCGCGAGCGCGAACTGCAGGTGCAAAAAGAGGCCGGGATGCTCACCGAGTCGCAAATGCGGCGCGAGATCATCACGCTGCACCAACAGACCGCCGCCGAGGTGGAGGGGCTGATCCCGAAGATGCAGGAACTGGCCGCGTCCACGGGATCGGAGGAAGCCATCAACCGGGTGGCGCGCCTCAAGGTTGAGGTCGCCAGCCTCAAGACCGAAATCGATGACGTTGCCACGCGCATCAACGGCGATGTGGAAAACGCCTTCGCCACGATGTTCGAACAGATCGGCACGGGCGCAAAGAGTGCGAAGGAAGCCTTCCTCGACTTCGCCCGCGCGGTGATCGCGGCCATCAACAAAATCGCCGCGCAGAAGCTGGCGGAAGAGATTTTCGGTAGTTTCGGCAAGGGCGGTGGCGGCATCGGCGGGCTCATTTCAGCAGGGATCAAATTCCTTCTCCGCTCCAGCGGCGGCCCCGTCCCCGGGACCGGCACCGGCGACACCGTACCCGCCATGCTCACGCCGGGCGAGTACGTCATCCGGCGCGATGTGGCGCGGCGCATCGGCTACAGGGTGCTCGATGCCATCAACGGCGGCGGTTGGATGCCAAGTTTGAGTCTTGGGCGGCTGGCCTTCGCCACTGGCGGCGCGGTGCCTGATATGAGAAGCCAGCCCGTGCAGCAGCAGGCGAGCCAGTCTGTTCGCATCGTCAACGTGGTCGATCCGGCGCTGGCCGCGGACTATCTCAATTCCTCCGCCGGCGAGCGCACCATTCTCAACATCCTCCAGCGCAATGCGGGGGCCATCAAACAGGCGCTTGTGTAATGGCTTACGAGACCGGAACCGCGACCGATTACCGCGACTTGCTGCGCCGCCTCAGGGCGTTCGTGACAGGCTCTGCGCTTGGCAGTCAGGCGTGGACACAGATGCGCTGGACGGAGAGCGCGACCACCCAGGAATTGATACTCAAGGGGCCGGGGCTGGCCGGCGCCGACGAAATCTTCGTCGGCATCCGCTCCGACCAGAACGCGGCGAGCGACACCTACAACTGGCACATCCGGGGCGCAACCGGCTATCTGCCACTGGATGCCTGGGCCGATCAGCCCAATGCGTCGCCCGAGCGGCACATGGCGCTGTGGAATCAGCCCATGCCCTACTGGTTCGTCGCCGATGGGCGCCGCATCATGGTCGCCGCGCGTGTCTCCACTCGAGTGATGTTCATCCACCTGGGCTTCATCCTGCCGTATGCAACGCCGGGCCAATACCCTTATCCGCTGTTGATCGTGGGCAGCAACCAGGACGCGCGCTGGTCAAACGTCTTCAGCAATTTCGCGCCGGTTATCCGTTCCCCCGGCGGCGCATGGAGCGAAAGCGCCACATTATGGCCGGTCGGCACGGCTGTCATGCCCAGTCCCGGCAATGTGTATCCATTGACGCGCGTCGTTGTCTTGGACAGCTATGGCGCGCTTGGCGAAATCGACGGGCTGGCCCATGTGTCGGGCTACGCCAATGCGACGGAGAACACGGTCACCGCAGGAAGCGCCACATGGCTTGTGCTGCAGGATGTGGCGAAAACCGGCATCGCCAACTACACCGCCCTCAAGCTGGAGTGACTCACCATGCCCTACGCGACCGGCACTGCCGCCACGCCAAATCAGCTGCTCGACGCCATCCGCGCCTTCGCCGTCAATCAAGGCTGGTCGGTGAATCGATGGACGAGCCACGGAACTGGCATGACGTTGTCGATCAACGCGGACGGCATCTACGCCAATTTCCGCAGCGACCCATACGACGAAGGCAGCGACTGGTACACCGCGCTTGGGATTTCCGGATCGACCGGATTCTCCGCGGCGTCGGCGTGGAATGCCCAACCTGGGGCGTCTCCGCCAATCCCCTGTTCCGCACGGCCAGGCGGCAGAAGTCTGTTTCCGTGCACCTACCACCTCTTTGCCCATGCGTCTCCGCGATTTCTGGCCGGAAGTTTCGTCTCTCCCAATCAGGCCAATACCCACTTCGTCGTCTGCAACGTGCAAAAGGTCGGTGTCTGGAATGGAGGCGCTTTCTTCGGCACGGATCAGTATCTCTACATGCCAGCCATGCACGGCGTCGCGCTGCGCGCGGATTTCAACGGCGCCGATGGCTGGCACGGGTGGGTCGGCGGGCGGCAGGTCCGTTTGTTCGGCGTCGATCCGGTCACCAATGCCTTCAACGGTCTCGCTCCGCTGTTCCCGGCGCGATTGAGCATCGACTCGCCGATCGACAATTCGACGCCGGCCATCGTCGGATTTCTTCCCTACATCCGGCTGGTGCACATGAATGCCATTGGCAATGGCGATCTGCTGACGCTCGGGCCGGACAACTGGCGGTGCTTCTTGCTGCTTGATCGTGCCAGTGGACACTACTCTACGGGCATCGCGTATCTGGTATAGGCCATGGCCAACCTGACCGGACAGGACGACGCGCCAGTATTTTTACCAGACGGCAATGCGCGCGTCTCCGCCAACATGCTCGCCGACCGGCCCTGGCTGGGGACGCCCGTGGATGTCGGCATCGTGACGGAGGCGGGCGCGCGCGGCTTCGTCCCGGTTGCGCTGCTGCCCGCCTCCGCCCTGTCCGGCGGCGATGACCGGACGTTCCGGGAAGACTGGTACGGACGCTTCCACCTGCTGCCGACGCGCTATCTCGATGCGGGCAACGTGGTCGGGGCGTCAATCTCCGGCCTCTCGATCTGGAATGCCTGGTTCGTCAGCAAAGGCTTGACCAGCCTGAGCGAGACTGGCGATGAGGGGCTGATACTGGAAGGCATCGCAGCGCCTGCGTCGTTCGGCGCGCTGGAAGAGAAGCATTTCACGCTGACCATCACCCCCGCAGGTGCCCCGGTGATCGACGCGCGCTTCGTCTTCGGTTTCTCGACCGGCGAAACGCTCACGCTGGTGGTGGTCGGGACGCGCATCATCGTCTTTTCGATCCGCCCGGACTGGAGCAATGGCGTCACCGAGCGGCTGGAGTGGCTCACGGATGTGCTCACGGCCAACAGTGGAGCAGAACAGCGAGTGCGACTGCGCAATAACGCCAGGCGCACGCTGGAGATGGCGTGGCTTGCGCAAGGGCAACGAGCGATGATGGCCGATACGCTGCTCACCGGCTGGGGCAGCCGCAAGTATTGCGTTCCGGTATGGATGGAGCGGGATCGTGCCACCGCGCCAATCTCCGCCGGTGCGACCACCATCACGGTCACCGATGCGTCGCTCAAGGATTACATGGTCGGCGGCTATGTGGTGCTGTGGGCGGACGAGACATTGGCCGAGGTCGTCGAGATTGCCGCGATCGCAGGCAACACGCTTACGTTCAAAACACCGGTTGCCAACAGCTACCCGGCTGGCGCGTCCATCTGCCCGGCGATATTCGGGCGCATCGATGGCGATGTGCAGGTGCGGCATGTGCGATCCGATACACTGGCCGGGATAGTGCGCTTCCTCGACGAAATGGCCAAAGACAGGCAACCGACCGAAATCGGGACTACGTGGCAGGGCTACGCCGTGCTGGACGAGCGGCCTGACTACAGCGAAGACCAGGACTCCACCTGGAGCCGGACGCTCGAGGTGCTGGACAGTCTCACCGGCATGACGATGGTGGACGACACGACCGGTTTCCCCGTCATCCGCCGCACCTATGCCTGGGCGCTCAACGGGCGACAGGCCATCGACCGCTGGAAAAAATGGGCCGCCGCGCGTGCGGGCAGGCTCAAGGCCCTGTGGTTGCCCAGTTTCATGGACGACATCGAGATCATCCAGGACATACAGCCTTCAGAAACCGCCGTCACGGTGCGCAATGTGCTGAATGCGCGCTACTGTGTTGACATGCCGAACCGCGCAGCGATCCGCATCGAGACTATGAGCGGTCAGGTCTTCCATCGCCGCGTGACCGGTATCGCCGAAATCGGCGCAGACGCAGAGCAGATCGCCATGGATTCGTCGCTTGGCGTCCTGGTGCCCGTATCCAGCATCCGCCGCGCCATGTGGATGGGGCTGGCGCGTCTCGATTCTGACGCCATCGAGATTCACTACGAAACCGACAGCATCGCCCGCATCCAGGCCACCTTCAGGATGGTGACGCAATGAGCTACGCAGCGCGGGAAAACAGCATCGCGTCAGGCCACCCGGTAGAGCTGTACCGGTTTGCGCTTGGGGCCATCAAGTGGACGTTCACGTCCGGGCAGGCGAAGGTGGTCTATCAGTCCGAGACCTACAAGCCGACCGCGATCCGGCGGTCAGCCATCGAGCAGGGCAACGAGATCAACCGGTCCGGCCTCGAGATTCGCGTTCCGCACGACAACCCGGTGGCGGCGCTGTTCGTCGCCATTCCGCCGGAGGGCGTGGTGAGCGTCACGCTCTACCGCATGCACACGGGAGACCCGGACAACGACTTCATCACCCTGTGGAAGGGCCGGGTGCTGGCCGCGCGGTTCTCGGGCAGCGAGGCGACGCTCAAATGCGAGCCCATCGCCACCAGCCTTAAACGCCCAGGGTTACGGGCGCGGTATCAACTGCTCTGTAGGCACCCGCTATATTCTGCGGGCTGCGGCGCGCTGAAAGACAGCTTCCGGGTGGACGGCACGGTGGCGGCGGTTTCCGGCGCGACGGTGCAGGTGGCCGCCGCCGGGACGAAACCGGACGGCTATTTCGTGGCCGGCATGCTGGCGACGAACGAGGGCAAGCGGATGATCGTCGGTCATGCTGGATCGAATGTCACGCTGGTTGCGCCGATGCCGTCACTTGCCATCGGCGATTCTGTGCGGCTCTATGCTGGATGCGACCATTCAACGGCCACCTGCCTCAACCGCTTCAACAATCTGGCCAACTTCGGCGGGTTTCCGTACATCCCGCAGAAAAACCCGTTTTCAGGCGATGCAATCGTGTGAGGTGCGCGCATGTGGAATTTCTTGCTGACATGGATCGTCACCACCGTTCTTTCCGCGCTGCTGGCCCCGCGTCCCAAGGCGCAGGATGCCCAGCCAGGACAAATCGGCGAGAGGGATATCCCGATGGCCAGCCAGGACGCGCCGATCCCAGTGCTCTTCGGCACGCGCGTGTTGTCGCAGCCTAACGTGGTCTGGTACGGCGACGTTCAGGTGCAGCCAATACGCAATTCATCTGGCGGTAAGAAGTGATGACGCAAATCAGGGCCCGCCTCGAACACGCCCGCGCCATTGGCTACTGCGCCCGCGGCATGCGTCGCTGGTTCGAGGGCCGCGAGCATACCTGGCAGGAGTTCGTCACAGACGGCGTTCCTGTCTCATGGCTGCGCGCCACAGGAGACGAGATGGCCATGCGCGTGGCGGAAGAAGCTGAACGCGAGGCGACGGCATGAGTCGCGGCAAGAAGAGTGTCACTGTCGGCTATTGGTATGGCCTTGGCATGCACATGGTGCTGTGCCATGGGCCGGTCGACGAAGTGACAGAGGTCATCGTCGGCGAGAAAACCGCCTGGACTGGGAGCGTTACAACCAACGACAGCATATCGATCAGTCGCCGCGACCTCTTCGGCGGCGAAGAACGCGAAGGCGGCGTCGACGGCACGCTCGACGTAATGTTCGGCGGCGCTGGCCAGACGCCCAACGCCTACTTGCAAAGCCAGCTTGGGACGAACATCCCGGCCTTCCGCGGCGTGCTGTCCGTTGCCTGGCGCGGGCTGGTGTCCGCGATGAACCCGTACATCAAGCCCTGGCGCTTCCGCGTCAAGCGCATCCCGCGCGCATGGTATCCGGCCAAGGCGGAGATCGGCGGCGATGCGAACCCGGCCCACATCATCCGCGAGTGCATCACGAATCCTACGTGGGGCATGGGCTACCCGGACGCCGACATCGACAATGCCAGCTTCACGGCAGCAGCAGATACGCTCTACGCGGAGGGCTTCGGGCTGTCGATCCTCTGGGATCAGGAGCAGACGATCGAGGACTTCATCCTTTCGATCCTGCGCCACATCGACGGCGTGCTCTACGTCCACCCGCGCACCGGGAAATTCACCCTCAAGCTGGCGAGGGACGATTACAGCGCGGCGAGTTTGCCCACGCTCTCGCCGTCCAACGTGCTGCGCATCGAAGAGCTCACCCGGCTATCGTGGGGCGAGATCGTCAACCAGGTCACCATCCAGTACCGGGACGGCCAGACCGACAAGGATGCCAGCATCACGGTGCAAGATATCGCCGCGATTCAAGCCCAAGGTGGGGTGGTAGCCACCACGGTGCGCTATCCGGGGATCAGCAAAGGCGAGTTGGCCAACCGGGTGGCCATGCGGGAGCTCAAGCAGCTTTCCAGCGCGCTGGCCAAGGTGACGCTGGTGGCAAACCGGGAAGCGTCGAATCTCGACATCGGCAGTGTCTTCAAACTCGCCTGGCCGCCGTATGGCATCGCCGAGATGGTCATGCGGGTGGCGCGCATCAGTTACGGTGAGTTGACCGCCGGCCAGGTTCGCATCGAGGCGGTGCAGGATGTTTTTGGCCTGCCTAATGCCATCTACACCAACCCGCCGCCGACCGGCTGGCAAGATCCGATCAGCCCGCCAGCGCCGTGCCCGGCGCAGATGGCCTACGAGGTTCCATACTGGCAGATCGTGAAGGACGTGGTAGGTGAGTGGCCGAGCCTGCTCAACGACATCGACCCAACCGAGGGCATCGTCGCAGCCCTAGGCGCGCGTCCGAGCGCTGACGCAATCGACTACCAAGCCATGCGATGGGCGGGATCAGCATGGGTGGACGCCGGTCGCGGAACATTTGCCCCCACAGCCTTGCTGGCTGCGGCCATGCCACAAGGCGCTGCAGACATCTTTATCGGACTTGCCTCGCCTATCGACATCGGCATGGTTGCCGTGGGCGATTTCGCGATCGTGGACGACGAGTGGCTGATGGTCACCGCCATCTCTGGCTCGACCGTGACCTTTGCCCGCGGGGTGCTGGACACCGTGCCAACGGCGCATTCGGCAGGCGCGCGGGTCTATTTCGTCGAGCCGCACTTTATCAACCACGAGTATGTCGCCGGAGAGACGGCGCAGCTTCGCCTACTGCCAAAAACCGGCAGGGGTGAGCTGAGCATGTCGTCTGCCAGTACGCTATCCAGCACCATCCAGCAGCGCTTCATCCGGCCATATCCGCCGGGCAATATCAAGGTCAATGGCGGTGCCTATCCTGCCGTAGTGGCGGGCGACATCACCATCACCTGGGCCAACCGCAACCGCGTGACACAGACCGCCAACGTCATCCGGCAGACCGACGGCAACATCACGCCGGAGACCGGCCAGACGACCACGATCCGCGTCTATGGCGGCGCGTCGCTCACGACGCTGCGCAGGACCTTCAGCGGACTGACCGGGACGAGCCAGAGCTGGACGCTCGCCCAGATCGCCGCCGATGGCGCTGGTCTGGATGGGCGCATCAAGCTTGAGATCGAATCGACGCGCACCGATTCCAATGGCACCTTCGCCAGCCTGTACAAGCACATGATCGAGACAGACAGGGCAGGCTACGGCCTGCAATACGGCAACTACTACGGAGGCATCTGATGGCAAGCACCGATCCCAATCTCGGACTCACCTACGGCTGGACCCTCGGCGAATCCAACTGGCACACAGGCATGGACGCCAACCTGAAGCGCCTCGGTGCCTTGGTGGGTTTGTCCGTGATCGACCGCACTACCACCACGCCGCCAGCCAGCCCAAGCAACGGCGACCGCTACATCATCCCCCCGGGCGCCACGGGCGCGTGGTCAGGCAAGACCGATCAGATCGCCGTGCGCATCGAGGGCGCCTGGGAGTACCACGTCCCGCAGCCAGGCTGGATCGCCTACATCGTGGCCGAGGACAAGCTCTCGGTCTACACGTCCACCGGCTGGAGCACTCGTGTGTCATCGGCCATAGTCTCCGAAGTTGTCGGCTTGGTACAAGTGGAAACTGGTGGCGCAGGCTCGCCACTGAAGTATCAGCGTGTAGATGGGAACTTTACCCCAATCATTCGCAGCGACAACGCATGGTTCAATTGGCACCCGACTTATATGGGTATTACGACGCAGATCGTTGATAATCAATACATGGTGCGCATCCCGAAGTTCTACTTCAAGGCGGGCACGGTGCCGTCAGGGCCTTACGCAGGTAAGGCCTACTGGATGATTTCGCCGACTCCAGTGAGTGGGTTTTCAGTGCACCCAGCCTTTATTGGCGCAGGCGGTGTTGAAATGGACCAAATCTGGGTCGGCAAATACCAAGCGTCCTACGACGGTAGCAGCAAAGCGCAGTCCATCCCCGGAGTGCTGCCGATGGTGAACTTGGATTTCCCGACCGCGCGCGCTCGGGCGTATGCACGTAACACGGGCGGCGTCACGGGCTTTCGCTTGTGGTCGATCTACGACCTCTCTGCCATCCAAATGCTCGCCACCATCGAAATGGGCGGGCTGGACATGCAGTCCCTCATCGGCCAAGGCCGTGTCAGCCAGACGTTTGCCGCCAATGTTGACGCAAGCGATGTCGCACAGGCCACATGGCGCGGGATTGTGGGCTTGTGGGGCAACGTGTGGCAGATGACCGACGGCATCAAGCGCAACGGCGGCAACTGGCATCGCTGGCAATACAACGTGCCAGGAAGTACCACGACGAACGACTTCTCGACGGGATATGTCGATACAGGTCAGTCCGCACTAACAACGATCGGGTTTCCGGTGACTTTCAACACCAGTCTGCTGGAGAGCGGCATCATTGTGCCAGACTCTCTTACTGGCACGTACAACAACGGCTCGACTGGTGATCACTTCTGGAGTAATGCCGGCACCGATGATCGGGTTTGGCATCACGGCGCTAGCTGGGAATACGGTACGTATGCCGGGCTGTTCTGTGCGACCTTGACCGACCAACCGACGATCTTAGCCAGCTACATTAGTGCCCGCCTCGCGAAGGTGTGATCAAGGAGCGACTCATGCTGACCATCGAAAATCACACCCTCATTCTTGACGGCGTGCAGCACTCACTGCCGCAGCTAGATAAGCCCGCTACTGTTGAAGTCTGGCGTGTACCAACAGAGTATCGACCGAGCGGCATCTTTATCTCAGTTGCCTCCATTGGCAAGCCGCAGGAAGTACCGGCATGCAATCTGGCCGACTGCGAGTACCTCGGTAGTGAGAAGCTCGATCCGCATCCGCAGGCGCTGCTTGCTACTGCCAAAGCCGAGAAAAAAGCCCGCATCGAAGCCGAGCGCGACGCGCAATGCGAGCAGCCAGTGCAGGCGCTGGGGCGCACTTGGGATGCGGACAAGCGCAGCCAAGAGTTACTCGCATCCGCCATCACCATCGCACAGGCTGGTGGGCCGTTGCCCTCCGTGTGGCGTGACCGCGACAACGACACCATGCCCGTCGCCTCCATCGCCGACCTGCTGGCGATTGCGGGTGCAATCGCCGCGCAAACCCAGGCCGCCTACGCCCAAAGCTGGGCGCGCAAAGCGGCTGTAGATGAGGCACAGACGCTGGACGAAGTGGAGGCGGCATGAAACAGCGCCTGCTCAACATCGCCATCGCCATCGACCAACTGCTCTGGGTCGTGCTGACCCTTGGCAAAGGATACCCAGACGAGACCATCAGTGCTGCTGCGTATCGCATGGAGCAGCAGAGCAAGCTTGCCGGGCGCGTGCTGCGCCCGATCATCGATGCGCTGTTCTGGCCGTGGGATCGCGATCACTGTCGCCTGAGCTACGAGTCAGAGATAATGGGCAACCAACTGCCATCGATTTACCGGTGCCGTCGAGATCGAGGCCGTCCGCGATGGCTATGCCAGCTGGCAGCGGCAGATTGTTTCGTTTGCCTGGAGTTGATGGTCACGCGAATCGACTGAATCAGGGTGTATCACGCACAGAAATCCGGCCGGAGCTCCTTCATCGAGGACGAGGCCGTGCTGACGGCTTTCAAGACAACCGGCTGGAGCGCCGGAATCGCCATTCAAACTGACAGCGAAATACGTAAAAGTCGGCAGCGAGACTGCACAGACAAGTGTCGCGGTGACACGCTGAAGGCTTTACGTCAAAACAACCGCAAATACGTCAAACCGAATGCAAAATTACGTCAAAACGACTGCGCTTTTACAATAGGCCTTCATACTGGCGACCAGATACTGGGGGTCTTGCCCGGCCAGGGCGGGGGTGCGGGCGTCGATGGTGTGCCCTTCGAGACCATGGCAGCTGCCGCAGCCGGCGCTCAGCCGCTCGCCCGCCACGGCATCGCCGCTGACCTTTCTATCCTGGGCCCTGCGGGGCTGCGCGGCGTAGTAGGTCGCGAGATTCTGCATCGTCATGGCGTCCACGCCCGCCATCTGCGCGTTCATCGCGGCGTGCTTGCG